ACAACTGGCTCATATAATTCTTTTTTTGGTGCTGTTGCAGGTGATGCTATTACCACAGGCACACAGAATGTTGCAGTGGGAGTAGGTGCTTTAGGCGCAGATACTTTAGGCAGTCGTAGTGTGGCAATAGGAAGTGGTGCTTTAGATGCTCAAAACTTTACCTCCGCAACCAATGCGTACAACGTAGGTGTTGGCTATGATGCAGGTGGAGCAGTAACCACAGGCGTAAACAACACTTTTATTGGTGGTCTTGCAGGAGATGCGATTACTACTGCCGCTAACAATGTTGCGGTAGGTAAATCTGCGTTGTCTGCTAGCTCTGGTGATAATAATACTGCAATAGGTTCAGGTGCTTTAAATGTTACAACTGCGGCAAACAACACAGCAGTTGGTAAAGATGCTTTAGGAGCAAACACCACAGGTGCGGATAATACAGGAGTTGGTAAAGGTGCTTTAGCATCTAATACCACAGCAACAGGTAACACTGCTGTTGGTCAAAGTGCATTAGATACAAATACTACTGGTGCAAGTAATTCAGCTTTTGGTGTTAATTCATTGGATGATAATACAGAAGGTGCTAATAATACAGCAGTAGGTCATAGTTCTTTAGCAAATAACACCACCGCATCTAACAACACAGCAGTTGGTTTCCAGTCTCTATTGACAAACACCACAGGGACTTATAACACAGCAGTAGGTTATAATGCTTTGTCAACTACCGCTACTACTAGTGCTAATACTGCTCTAGGTTATAACGCAGGAACTGCAAATGTAGGTACTGAAAATACCTTTATAGGTTATGAAGCAGGTGGCAATGTAACATCAGGCGGTACCAATACTTTCTTAGGCTTTCACGCAGGTCATTATCAAAATGCTGTAACAACAGGCTCTGATAATACTGTTGTAGGAGCTTATGCAAGAACTTCATCGGCTACAGTAACAGGAGAACTTGTTATAGGTCGTTTTGCTTTAGGACAAGGAGCATCAACAGGCACATTAGGTCTTAGCGGAACTGGTGTAAGTATTCCATTTAACGGAAGTACAACTGCTTGGTCTGCTCATTCTGATGAAAGGCTTAAAGAAAACATTGTAGACTCAACAGCAGGACTTTCTTTCATTAATGATTTAAGACCTATTACTTATAATTGGAAATCTAAAAAAGATATATCTACTGAGTTTGTAAACTATTATGATGCTGATTCAGATGAGCCAGTACAAGGTCAAGTTAAACAAACCAACCACGGTTTTATAGCACAAGAAATAAAAGCAACAATAGATGCACACCCAGAAATAAAAGAAGGACATTCTATATGGAGAGAATCCCCTGATGGTGTTCAAAATGTAGCAGATGGTGCTTTAATACCTATGCTTGTAAAAGCTATACAAGAACTTTCAGCAGAAGTTGAAACACTTAAATCACAAATAGGAGTATAAAAATGCAAACAGTAGAACAAGTCTTAACCGCAGCAACCGATAGCGTCACGCTTATCAACGACATCAATGGTGGCACACACGAAGTAGGTGGTATGACCCAAGAAGAAATCAACGAGATGGTACAGCGTAACGTTGACCACCTTGAGATTATCTTGGCTTACACAGACCCAGACGTAGCAGGAGACTCCTCAGATAAGTCTAGCTATACAGATGCGATTGCTACTGGAAATAGTTATATTTCAAACAACAGTTAAGTGAATGGCACTATTCCCAATCACACCCCCCGCTGGCATAGTTAAAAATGGCACTGACTACGGCAACAAAGGCCGTTGGGTTGATGGGAATTTAGTTCGCTTTGAAAATGGCTACCTTAAACCGATAGGTGGCTGGACAAAACTCAAACAAACAGCACTAGATGGCGCACCCATTGGGATGTACGCCTACAACGATAATCTCGGTCAACCCATTCTTGCGGTTGGTACAAGAGAAAAAGTTTACGTTTTATACAAATTTATCTGGACTGATATAACCCCTATAGGCTTTGTGAATGATGCCTCTAATGACCCACTCGGTTTTGGTGCATACAACTACAATGTAGAAAACTATGGTGATGCTCGTTCAGAATCAGGCTTACCTTTAAATGGCGGTCATTTCTCCTTTGACAATTGGGGTGAACACCTCAACTTCTGTTTCTCTGGTGATGGCAAGATTTATCAATGGAAACCAAATTCAGCTGGAGCACCAGATACTATTGCGGTGGTTGTACCCAACGCACCCACAGGATGCCAAGCCATTATTGTGACCAACGAAAGGCATTTAGTAGCGATTGGTTCAGGCGGAGATCCAAGAAAAGTCTCATGGTCTAACAGAGAAGACAACACCAACTGGACATCTAAAGCCACCAACACCGCAGGTGATTTACAAATCCCTACAGGTGGTCGGGCTATAGCCGCAGCCTCACATGGCAACGACATTATTATCTTTAGCGATACTGGTATCAGTAGAATGTTCTATGCAGGTTCACCCTTTGTTTATGGTATTGCAGATGCTGGTACTAACTGCAAAGCGGTTAGCGTGAGAACTATTGTTCCAACTGGTAACTTCTTATCATGGATGGGTGAAAACTCCATCTTTGTTTATGATGGTACAGTGAGAGAAATACCATGCGATGTGCATGATTATATTTACGATCAACTTAATGTTCCAGGCAGAGCAGCTTCTTGGGGTGGGCATAACTCTAACTTTAATGAAATATGGTTTGGCTTCCCAAGCGGTGAAGGTCAATACGCGCCAAATAAATATGTGATTTGGAATTATGGTGAAAATGTTTGGTCTATTGGTGAGCTTGATAGAGGATGCTGGGTTGACCAAGGTGTCTTTGATTTCCCAACTTCAGCAGACAACGCTGGGTTTATTTATCAGCACGAATCAACTGTGCTAGGTAACTCACCGAATTTAGGCTCTGCCGTTCCATTTGCGACCTCTGGGCCTATTCAAATTGGTAATGGCGACAACTATGTCCAATGCAATCAAATACTACCAGACGAGGAAGCTAACAGCCTTCCAGGTGTCACCCTTAGTTTCAAAGGTAAATTCACTCCACTAGGCCCTACAACGGACTTTGGATCATTTACTTTTGAAAGTGATGGCTTCACTGACGCCAGATTCACAGCAAGACAAGTACAAATGACTGTGACAGGCAGTACCACACAAGACTTCCAAGTGGGTAATATCCGCTTAGATGTTAAACAAAGAGGTAAAAGATAATGGATCTATCCTCACAAAGACAGTACATCCAAAGAGCAGAAACAGCTCATGAGATACTTACAACCACAGATTTAATTACACTCTATACATCGCCTAGCGGTGGTGATTTTGATTTTTCTATTATTCAGTCTATCTTGGTATGTGACCATGACAATAATACAACAAACATTACTGTGACTGTCACGCATGATGCGACAGTTTATAACCTGTTTAAAGAGTTTACGATTGGAGCTTACAGCACCGAAGAGCTATTAAGTAAAAGTATTATTATCCATCAAGGCGATGTTTTAAAGGTACAAGCTAATCGTGCTGGTAATTTAACTGTTTATGCGAGTATCGTTGAATATGGAAAAGGCGATTAATAAAGTTACACCCATCAAGAAAGAACCAGAAGACTGGGAAATTCAATGGGATAGGTGTAAACCATATATAGCAAAAGCGATCAAACATCAAGATTCCTATACAATAGACGATATAGAAGATAAAATAAGGCATGGAATATTCCATTTATGGCCAGCCGAGAAGGCAGCTATGATAACTGAATTTGTGGTATTCCCCCAGAACACAGCGATGAACTTGCTGTTTTGTGGTGGTAACTACAAGGAGTTAGAGAATATGTTGCCATCTTTAGAAGCATTTGCTAAAGCCGTTGGATGTAAAAGATTATATGGCGGTGGCAGAAAAGGATGGTTAAAAAAAATAAGCCACTTAGGCTTTAAATCAGAACATTTAATAAGTAAAGAATTATGAGTAAAGGATCAAGCACATCAAAACAAGAGATGCCAGCATGGCAAAAGCAAATGTACGAAGAGGCTTATGGTCTTGGTAAAGGCGTTTCTCAACAAGAGTTTATTCCATACACAGGCGCACAAGTTGCTGGATTTAACCCGGATCAATTAAGACAATTTGAAGCAACCAGAGGAATGGTGGGTGCTTCTCAACAATACGATCCTCGCGCTGGCTTACAAGCATTAGCAACAGCACAAACACCAACCATTAGACCTGTTACAGGAACAACTGCTCAGATTGGTCAAGTTGGTACACCTACTGCTGCAACCATACAATCAATGCCGACATTCGGTGGTGCGACCATACAGAACATTCAAGGCCCACAAGCTGCCCAAATAGGCAATGTTCAAGCCCCTCAATTTCAAGGTTTATTAAGCCAAGATATAGGCGCGTACCAATCACCTTACCAACGACAAGTGATCGATCAGTCTATGGCTGATATTCAGCGACAAGCTGATTTAGCCAGAGGACAATCTCAATCCCGGGCAATCGGTGCTGGTGCATTTGGTGGATCAAGATCTGCTTTATTAGAGTCTGAATCACAACGACCTTTTGTAGA